TTCTACAAGAGATTTAGTGATAGCAGCCTCAGTATCAAAGTAGAGACAGTAACCATCGGGATGAGTATCAAGAAAGTTCTTAACAACGGCGAGAGAGAAAAAAGTCTTTCCAGTAGAAGACTCTCCAGCAATAGCAGTAATCTTATTCCCAGATACACCACCAAATACACTACCTGAAACCAGTGCATTAAAAATGTATGAACCCGTATCAACATACTTTTCCGTCTCATCAATGTCTGCAGCAAGTTGAGTGTACTCGCCACCAATTTCCTTTACAATGTCTTTAAGAAAGTCCATCACGCCACCATCCCGTATTCTTCACGAAGTATTTTTTTATAAGGCAAACCTTGTTCTTTAAGTTCTTTTACCAATTTAAGTTTTTGATATAAGGCAGTGTCTCCACCAAGAGCCATTGCTTTTACAATTGTATTCAGTTCTTGATCATTAATAGGCAGATCCATTAGGCAAAAAATAATTCAAGGTTTACAGTTTTTTCCACATTCCATCCAATCGCATCAAGGATAGATTTCAGTGGGTCTACAAAACTCTTTTCAAATTGTAGTTCATAGTCAATGTATTTGTCAAGACCAAGTTCCTTTGGAAAATCTTGAATAAAGGAAATCACATTCTCCTGAATAATGTTTGGTTTTTTTAGAAAAATAAACTTGACTTTTTCACCATTAGCAATCAGTGAGTACTTGTTTGTTAGTTTCTTTTCCTTTATGTAATGATTAAACAGAAGTGCTCCACGAATATGAATAGGAGTTTTTGAAGCATAGATTGTTGCTGATGAATGATATTTACGAACATCAGAAGCAGTTCTAGGGAAAGCAATCTGTTCTGGAGGAAGTTTCTTAAATTCCTCACGGCACTTATCAATGAAGTCAATGACATCTTCTTCTGTTCCACTCATCATCAACTTGAGTCCATCCTTAATCATCTTGCGACAAGGAGCAGGAGTGGATGACTTGACTGCCTCAATACCCATCATCTTCAATTTGGGTTCTTCATAACGAACACCCTCACTGTCCCACACATTGAGAATGTAACGCTTCTTGGCGGTCCAGATTCCACGTTCGGCAATGTTCTCACGCTTCATCTGCATCTTCTGGTCATAAGCATTCACATACTCAGCCAGTTCTTGGTAGCAACCTTCAATATACTTTTCAAGTTCCACCTGACAGATCTTATCAAGGAACGAAACAACGCCTTCAGTAGTTTTCTCTCTTCCCTTGTATATACGCTCAACCAGAGGACCCATATTAAGGTAGATAGAATCAGTATCAGAAGCAATAACATAATCAACTCCATCAGTTTTCAAAAGTTTGTTGATATAGGCATTCATCTTGTCTTCAATCCAACGGATAGAAACCTGACCAGACAAAGTGATTGCCTCAGCATTTGCTAGTTTGTAATAGCGAAAATACTGATTGCCGATAGCACCATAAGCAGAGTTAAGTTGAATCTTCCTCGCCATTTGGATGTTGTTACACCTAGCAATCTCTTTTTCCAGTTCTTTTGTCTTTTTCTTTTCATATTCTTGTTTAGCAGCAAGCATTTTCTTTTTGTAGATGGTGCGATCTTCATAGATCTTTTCCATCAGTTCAGGAAGAAATCCACGCACATCCTTACGGAACATTGCCCCGTTAGCACAAACTGCCTTGTCCTTATACAGTTCAAACGTAATATCCTGGTTTAGAATCTTATCCACAGTTACTGATGGGTGCCTCTCATCTAGAAGTGTTTCTGGTGAGATATTGTACTGCATAATGAGGTGAGGATACAGGGAGTTCAAGTCAAACGACACCACCCAATCATACTTTCCAGGAATGGGTTCCTTTACGTAAGCACCAGCATACTTTTCATCTTTAGCAGAACGTTCTTTTGGGGGAATTACAATGTTCCTCTTTTTCAGATAGTTGTAGATGATAGTATCCCACATTCTAACTTGAGAGAATACATCAGCATAGTTTGCCTTAGCGTCATATGCCATCGTGATAGCAAGTTCAATCAGTTTCATCTTGTCTTCCATTCGGTCAACAAGTTCCACGTCAATGATGTTGTATTCTACAAACTTCTGCCAACCTTTGGTGTAGAAGTCCTTGAAGGTATCAAACTCAGAGTGGTCAAGTTTTTTAGATCCGAGTTCTACTTCAGCAATGTAATCAAGACGATAGGACTCCTGTGCCTTATAAGTAAACTTCTTATAAAGATTCAGATAGTCAAGTTGAGTAACACCACCAACATCATAAGAAATATGCTTACGACCAGCAATATAAATCTCATCCTCGGTTACAAGACCCCAAGGAGACATACGCTTCATTAACTTCTCACCCAGAACACGATCCAGACGACGAACAATATATGGAATATCATACAGTTCAATATTCCATCCAGTCACAACTTCTGGTGTATTTTCTTCAATCATCCACCAGTTGATGAAATCGTTGAGAAGATCATACTCACTGGAAAAAGAACGATACTCAACATTCTTTTGCTGATTCTTAAAGGGACCTTGACCCCAAGTGCGAATCTTCTTAGATGAATAGTCCTGAATAGTAATGAGTAGAACTTCCTCAGCAGCAGATTCTACATCAGGGAATCCATTCTCAGAAGCAACCTCAATATCAAGAGTCGTTACTTTGATCTTACTAATGTCAAACTTGAGTTCCTCTTCAGGATACATTTCAGAAATGTACTGGTAGATGTATCCAGTATTCCCATAGATTTTAAAGTTTTCTACACCATCATATCGTTTGATAAACTCACGACAATCACGAACAGAACCAGGTTCAATTGATTCAACATATTCCCCATTCAAGGTTTGATATTTAGTTTTCTTGTTAGAAGGGACAAAAAGAGTCGGGTTGAACTTCTCACGAGTCATGAAGTGTTTTCCATCTTCATAACCACGAACCAAGAAGTGGTCCCCGACCATCTGGACGTTTGTATAAAACTTCATTAGGCAATCATATCAAAATATTTGGAAAGAAGATCAGGAGTTGGATCTACAATGGTCATTATACTATCAGAATGAATCATGAATTCAGTCTGTAAACTAAAAGTAATCCAAGGTTCTAAAGTAAAAGAATCAGACTGCTCAACTAATTTAAAAGGTTTAGTGAGCTTACAGTCTGGTTCTCCAAGTTCAGATCCAACTTCAACAATCTCAGAAATTAAAACTAGGTCATTCTTGAGTAGAAGACACTTCACTATTTGTTCCATTAATTTTCTCCGAATACATTTCTTTAACACTATCTAGTGGTTCCACAATTGTAACCACATAGTTAGTCGGAACTGCCATCTCTTTATCAGCAGACAATAACATCCACTGTGAAAAAGTGATTTCATAAGACCTTTCATTATCTTGTTCAGAAACTAAGAAAGGTTTGTTGATTGTAACTTTCTGAGGATTTGTAAAAAGATACGCTACTGATTTTTCCTCAGAAATAACTTCTTTAATATCAGTAATGACCTGTTCACCAGATTGCAATAAAACTACTTTGACTGACATTGTTTAAATGATTCCTCCAACTATTATACCAATAAAAAGGGGAGGCGTCAACTGGATTTTGCCAGTTGCCTCCCTTGGCACAGCGCCGACGATATTCAAAACTATTTAGAGATAGTCCTTTCTCTTATGATGATCTGGAACAATTCGTCCAAGAGTAACGGTCAAAAGTCCATCCTCAAAATTAACCGATCTAACTTCCGTATCATCAGAGAGCGTCCAAGCTCTTGTAAAACTGCGTTGAGCCAGACCTTTGTGAAGATAGTTAGACTCCGTTTCTTTATCTTCTTTCTGACCTTCAACAAAGAGTTTGCCGTCTTGTGTATAAACGAGCACCTCTCTTTTTCTAAATCCGGCAAGAGCAAGTTCAAGTCGTGATTCTACATTACTGACCTGAACAAGATTATAAGGTGGATAGTTTGAAGTCGTTTCGTGAAGATGGAAAAGACGATCAAAATATTCGTCCATTCCGATGCTGTACTTATTGATCTTCTCCATCAAAGCAGGAAGATCCGCAGCAGTATATCGTGTGATACTGGTCATTATGGTAGCTCCTTTAAAAGCGAGTTTGTGTTTTGTGGACCCCGAAGGCATCCTTACTATTATATAGGTATAAACAATAAAAAGGGGAGTGTTGAACTCCCCAATTTATCATTCGGCATCCTCTACCTTTTTCTTTTTAGCACCAATATTATACTTGGTTTCTAAAATCCAATCACCCTTGTCTTTGTAAGCAAGAACCTTAATCTGGTTCAGGGGGGCAATGTCTTGAATCTTCTTAATATCAACAATAGTAATCAGACCCCAATCGGCAAGCAGTTGGGCAATACGATTACGACGCTGAACATCATTCACGGTTAGGTTTGCGTGTTTGCCATCCAGAGCAAACAGTTCCTTAAAGTGAACGAGATAATACCTACCTTGCTTGTGTAGAATATGACAAGACTGATAGATTTTCTTTTCCTTTCTTGAAGCAACTCCGATACGGGTCAAAGTCTCACGAACCTTAAGAAAATCATCAGGTTCATTGAGAATCACTTCCACCATTTGGTCGGGCGTCCACTTTACTTCAGGTTCTTGAACGACACTCATTTTGATCCTCCAGTTTCAAATTTCGATTTAATAAATGTTAGTT